GCTACTTGGAAGGTAATGTAATAAAGTACGTGTCCCGTTGGAGAGACAAGGGTGGTGTCGATGACTTGAAGAAGGCACAGCACTACCTGACAAAACTAATAGAAACACAGGAGAAGTAGTATGAACGACACAAGGATGGAGCACGCCATTGCCCTTGCTGAGAAGTGTTGGGAAAAGGCAAGCAGAATTGAGCCCGAGTTTGTCGAGCGTTACTTGGAACTGTCTGCGGAACTACTACTGTCCAAGCCCGTGGTACTTGGTGACGAGTTCAGGGAATACTGCGCCAAGAATTTGCTGTTCAGACCTGCGACACTGCATCCTAATGTGTGGGTGTCAGGCGTACGGGCGCTCAAGACGATTGGTTGGATTCAGCACCAAGGCTACACAACCCCAACCAAATCACACAACCACATGCCCTCGGTATCAATGTGGAGGAGCATGATCTATGGCAGCGACACCTGAATCAAAAGTCAAGAAGCGCGTGCGTGAGGTGCTGGACAAGCTTGGCATCTACCACTTCATGCCACCAGCTAACGGCTTTGGTCGGGCGGGTATTCCGGACATCATAGCCTGCATGGACGGACATTTCATAGCGATCGAGTGCAAGGCTGGCAACGGCAAGACAACAGCCCTGCAAGACCTTGAACTCAACCGCATACACAACGCAGGCGGTACAACATACATTGCACGGGAGAACAACATAGATGAACTACAACAACTACTCAGGGAGAAAGCAAGTGGAATATGAAGACATGATGACCCAAGCAGAACTGGAGCGTCGTGTTGGAGCCATGTCAGACGAAGAGCAAGCGCACTTCAAACTACTCATACACAAACTCGTGATGTGCTACGGGGACGGCAACGCGCAGGGCGTGGTCATAGTGGGCAGGGCAGAAGACCAACTGGCAGGAGTCGTTACCCTAAACTGTGACGAGATGGAGGCGTCGCAACTCATGTTGGCGGCAAACGATTTTTTCGGCTTTCTAAACACCCTAGGCGCACCGCCCAAGGAGAACTTTAATTGAGCAAACCATACGACACGATCTTAACGATCGACTTCGAGACCTACTGGGACACCAAGGAAGGTTACACACTAAGCAAGATGACAACCGAGGAGTACATACGTGACCCAAGATTCAAAGCCTTCGGAGCCTGTATCCATGAGTACGGATCAGACAAGCCAACCCAGTGGTACAGGGGGGATGAGCTACCGCGCATCCTTGCTTGCTATGATCCTGCTACTACTGCTGTTCTGGCTCACAATGCTCAGTTCGATGTATCTATATTGGAATGGGTATATGACTGGCATCCAAGCTTTATCTTTGATTCTCTTTCCATGGCTCGTGCCCTTAGGGGTGTGGAGGTTGGTAACTCGCTGATGAAGCTGGCGATAGACTTTCGTCTACCGCCCAAAGGTAACGCCGTGTACAACACCAACGGCTACGAGAACCTCACGCCTGAGATGGAGAAAGAGTTAGCCGACTACTGCGCACACGATGTATGGCTGTGTGAGCAGATCTTTACCCGCTTAGCTGTTGGGTATCCATCGAAGGAGCTACGCCTTGTGGACATGACGTTGAAGATGTACACCCGTGCATGCCTTGAGCTTGACCCCAACATGCTGACCGATGCCATACTAGAGGAGAAAGAAACCCGTGAAGCCCTATTACAAAAGCTCGGCGTGGACGAAACTGCGCTTGCGTCGAACCCACAATTTGCAGCACTACTCACGTCCATCGGTGTGGTTCCCCCAACAAAGGTCAGTAAAACTACCGGCAAAGAAACACTTGCGTTGGCTAAGAATGATGCCCTCTTTCAGGCGCTACTCAACGGTGAACGTGAAGACGTTGCCCTTCTATGTGAAGCGCGTCTTAGGGTTAAGTCAACCACTGAGAGAACACGCGCACAGCGATTCCTCGACATCAGCAAACGTGGAGCACTACCCGTCCCCCTCTCGTACTATGGGGCGCAGACTGGCCGGTGGACAGCAAGCCGTGGCTCGGCCATCAACATGCAGAACCTCAAGCGAGGCTCGTTCCTACGCAAAGCGATTATGGCTCCCGAGGGGCATCAACTCGTCGTCGGGGATCTCTCGCAGATTGAACCGCGAGTACTTGCATGGCTTTCAGATTACACAGACATGCTTGACATCTTCAAGGCTGGAGGCGACCCTTACGCCGCGTTCGGTGCGCAGATGTTTAACATACCCGGACTTAGTAAGGAAAGCCACCCTGACCTACGGCAGTCTGCGAAGAGCGCATTGCTCGGTTGCGGTTATGGGTTGGGGTGGGCAGCGTTCGCGTCACAACTTCTCACGGGATTTCTGGGGGCGCCACCGCAACGGTACGATTTGGGCTTTGCAAAGAAACTTGGTGTTACCCAAGCCATGGCGCAGAAGTTCCTTGACTGGGATGTGAACGTAGAAAAGCTACAAGAGATACCACACACATGCACAACCAAGGAGCTAGTCATTCACTGCCTAGCATCCAAGGCCATCATCGACAAGTACCGCGCTACGGCTACGCCTGTCGTGGACTTCTGGGATTTGAACACACAGCTTATCGGTGAGTGCCTGTACAAGGGGCGTGAGTACAAGCACAAGTGCCTGATCTACCGCAAGGGCGAGATCGAGCTACCCTCGGGCATGAAGCTGTTGTACCCTGACCTTAACATCAGGCGCTACAAAGATGAAAAAACAAATAAAGAGCAACTGGAGTGGACATACGGCCAAGATCGTACTAAGATATATGCAGGCAAGATAACCAACAATGTCACGCAGGGCGTAGCGAGATGCGTAATGACAGATGGTATGGTGCGAACTGCAAAGAGGTACTTTGTGGCGGGAACAGTACATGACGAGCAGATCGTCGTGGTTCCTGATGCAGAGGTGCAAGAAGCTAAGACTTGGGTCTTGGCTCAAATGACTATGGAGCCGCCTTATATGCCGGGCATTCCATTGGACGCTGACGGTGGCGCGCACCGTCGTTATGGGTTAGCCAAGAGTTAACAAGGAGAAGCTGTATTGAAGTTACCAACAAAAATAAGAGTAGGTAGGCGGTGGTACTCAGTTGAAGTAGTTGAAGCCATGCTTGACAAGCGTGACATGGGGCGGGTTCATTACGATGAGCAACGCATCCGACTAGGACGAACAAGTAACATCACAGGCAAGCAGTTCAAGCCAGAGCAGATCGCAGATACGTTTTGGCATGAAGTAGTGCACACAATTCTCAAAGATATGGGCGAACACAGGCTCAACTCCAACGAAGCGTTTGTCACCAAGTTTGCCAACCGATTAACAGAAGCCATTAACACAGCGAAGTTCGAATGAAAAAACCAGCATGGTCACACAGCAGCCTCAAAGATTTTGAAGGCTGTCAACGCAGGTATCACGAGGTCAAGGTTTTGAAGAAGTACCCCTTCCAAGAGACTGAGGCTACGCGTTACGGCAATCAGGTACACAAGGCTATCGAAGACTACATCAGGGACAAGACGCCAATACCGCCTGAGTATGCGCAGTTCCTGCCTGTAGTGGACGCCATGCTGAGCAAATCAGGCCGAGTGCTTGCTGAGCATGAGATGGCGTTAACTGTAGACCTAGAGCCTACGGGCTGGAAGTCTGCTGACGTTTGGGTTCGAGGCATTGCCGACATCCTGATCGTTAACGATGACAACCTTACGGCGTGGGTGGGAGATTGGAAGACCGGCAACAACAAGTACCCCGACAGGGATCAACTTGTGCTTATGTCGCTTATGGTCTTTGCGCACTTCCCCCACATCCGCAAGGTCAACTCAGCGTTGCTGTTCATTGTCAAAGATGATATGGTCAAGATGCAGATGACACGCGATCAAGCCGAAGCCTTTTGGTGGAAGTACCGTGAGCGTACTGCGCGTCTTGAATCATGTTTTGAGACGGATGTATGGAACCCTAATCAAACCCCACTATGCGGATGGTGTCAGGTCACCGGATGCGAGTTCAACCCTAAACATTAGGAGATAGATATGTTAGAAGCATCACCAGTAGAAGTTAAGAACGCTAAGTTCTGGATTAACGAAGGCTTCGCTCGCCCTCGCAAGACAATCAACAGACGCATCTCGAGCTACGGCCTCAAGCACTTAGCAGAGCGACAAGTTGGCTCATACATCAGTAACGAGGCGCTGATCCAAGCAATGGTTGAATCTGGGTTTCGCGCACAACAGATTCGCGGTACTACCAATTTCTACTTTAACGTCAAGCTGACAGAGGTATAACATGACACAGACCAACGGCAAGCGTGACTACAAACACGCATACAAACTGCAAAAGAAAACAGGCGAGACAGCCGATCAGATCGAGCGTCAAAAAGCACGGCGTGCTTATGACAAGAAGGGGGTTGATCGTGCAGGCAAGGACATCGATCACATCAAGCCCTTACGTGCCGGAGGTAAGTCAGTAGCAGGCAATACCCGCCTACGTAGTAAGAGCGCCAATCAGAGCGACAACGGAAAATAATAGCTTGGAGAAGCAATGGAAATCATCGAAGACAAAGCATTAGTCTTACGCACAAGGAACCCGAATAAGTACAAAGTCATACCCAAACACAAGATCGTCGAGCGCATGGATGGTGGCTACGACGTGGCTGTGTATTGGGGACTTGACGAAGCGCGGGTCTTGCGTAACTTAGGTGTTAAAAATGTGCCATCGCCTATCACTAGGCGCTACGACTGGCCGGGGCGTTACAAGCCCATGGCGCATCAGATCGAGACGGCAGCGTTCCTCACGCTGTACAGGAGAGCCTTCGTGTTCTCAGAGCCGGGCACGGGTAAAACTTTGTCTGCTCTGTGGGCGGCTGACTACTTGATGAAGCTCGGTAAGGTGCGTAGAGTTCTTGTCCTGTGCCCCTTGTCGATCATGCACAGCGCATGGATGGGGGACATCAACAACAGCGTCATACACCGCTCTGCCGTTATCGCGCACCATGCTCAGGCTAGTCGGCGCATCGAGATGATCCAGCGTGACTACGAGATTGTTATTGCCAACTACGAAGGGCTGAACCTTATCGCTGATGAGGTGCGTAACGATGGCCGGTTTGATCTTGTGATTGTGGATGAGGCTAACGCATACAAGACGATCACCACTCGTAGATGGAAGGCGCTTAACTCTATCCTGACTCCCAACACCTACCTGTGGATGATGACAGGAACGCCGGCATCACAGTCACCAGTGGATGCG